CGAAAAACTTAACGCTCGATCTAAATAGTGACGTTGCCATTCCATAAGTTCCACGCCGAGATACTGGGAAGCCATGTCCCCCACAAGCGCGCCCCACGATCCGACCGACTCCGGGCTAATCGTTTCCAGTCGCGGAGACGCCCGGCCAGTCGTCGCCAGTTCGGGCCAGTCTTGGCCGTTCTTGATAAAGAGTTGACTGGGGCTCGGGGGCAAGGAGCAGTCACTAAAAAAAGGCTGTCGTTGTGCCTGTTTTGCTCGTTTTTTTTGGGCTAGGTAGAGGGCTCCTCGTTTTGCGTTGCAGGTTGAGCAGGCTGGTACGAGGTTGTCGAGCTCGTCGGATCCTCCTTTGTCGTGTTCTATGAGGTGGTCTGCGGTGGTGGCTGGGGCTCCGCACCAATGGCAGGGTGGCTCGTCTTTGAGTAGTGCTGCTCGGTTGTTTCTGTAGCGCTGGTTACTTGTGCGTTGTGGCATGTGGTTGTCCTTGTGTTTGTTTGCATTTGGTGAGGCCTTTGGTTGCGTGGTGGGTCCATCCTGTGCCGTCGCAGTGTGTGCATATTGCTAGCGCCCAGGCTGCGCCTGGTTGCTGTCTTGTCTGTGTGTGGGTCTGTGCGTCGCTCCTCCCGCTGTTCTCAGTTTGTCTCTGATGGTCGCCGTTAATGGTCATGCCGTGCACCTCTCGTTTTTGTGTCGTTCATACGCTGCTCCTCGCATTTTCATACCCGGACACATTGCTACATGCTTTAAGGGTATGCGAGGCCTACCCACGTTTCCGTGTGTCATCCACCCCGAGCGCAACCCCGGGTAGGTCTGTGTGCGTCCTATTCAGTTTTGAGAATTTGCCTCGGGCCCGGAACAAGTTAGGGACAGAACAGGCCCGAGGACTTTTCCTCGCTGGCCACTACACCATGCGAGAACGGGTAGAGCATAGCCGTGCGGTTATCTTTTCAAGGTCAGCAGGCCTCCACACGTGCACCTCCACCTCACCTGTGCGGGACACAGACTCGAGCACCTCAAGCCACAGATCCTGGTTAGCACGTGTTTTGGTTGTGTTTAATTTGACCTCCACAAACAGCAGCTCACGGTCACGTGCCAACACCAGATCCGGGAACCCTGCATCTATGCCCGGGCTCAACCAATGACCTGAACGGACCTGCACGGTGCGTGTGTGATGCACCCGCCAGCCGTTCCACCTGGCTAACTCAATGATGGAGTTTTGAAACTCTTTCTCAAGCATCACGAGCCTGTAACGCCTCGTCCAGGTCAATGATGGTTTTATTTTGTTGCTCGATACGGTCCGCTGCCTGGATCAGCAGGCTGGCAATCATTGCGTCACCCACCACCCCGGTGGTTTTCAACAGGTCAGCAGTATGACGCAAGGTAGATGTAAATAGCATTTGTCGGGTCCTCTCAATGTGTTGGTTGTGTTTCTTTCAACCGTTTAATGGCTTGGCTGCACTCGTCCTTAGTTAGATCCATGTAGCAGGTCACCATGTCAGTACACAGCTGTGACACAAATGTGCTCACCACCCAATCGAGTGTGTCCGCTGGTGGTTTGCCGTGTTTCTCACCTAAGGCAATCAGATAGTCAATCTGTTTGGATGTGGCTTTGTCAGCCTGTTGCCGTGTGACACGTACATGCAGACGGTGTCTGCGTTGCTCCTGTTCTTTGATGTAATGCGTTTTCATTGAGCCCATCAGAACGGTGGCTCCATGTTGCATTCACCATCTTTGTGTGCGGTTCTGTATTTGTCGCCGTCTTTCCATGACAGGCCCGCCTCTACAGCCACCATGTCACCACAATGCACACAGGGTTTTGCGTACTTATTTGGGAACGCTCGAGGCTGACCTTGTGCAGCTGGAGCGCTTGCGGGACGCTCGGCCCCGCCACGGTTCACCACCTCGTTAGCGCTAGCCATAGATCCACCAGCACGGATGCCGATACCACCCACCAGCAGGATGGCTCTACCGATAGCGCTGGTTTCTGCGTTCATCATCTCGCTGTCACGTGTGTACGGTGTCGTGCCTTTAGGCTCGGCTGCGGATGCAATCACAGGCACTGTGTCGTCCGGGTTGCGCCAAATGGTTGTGGTCACTAGCCACCATTCCCGTGCGTCAAACGTGACCACCTCAGGCCTGGAGTTTTGAATCCGTGCATCCGGATATTTTTGGAACAGCTCAAGGAGTCTGTCGTTTACCGTTGTGTAATTGCCCAGGTCGAAACTCATTGCTGCACCTTTGTCTGCGATAACCGGTCAATTTCTGCGTAGAGCCTTTCCAGCTCGTCTGCTACACGCTCATAAAACCCAGGCTCAAACGGCCCTGTGTGATTTATCGGATCCATCCACTCTGCAGCATCCCGCAATGAGCTGAGCATTGACTCGTTACGCATTACCTCACCCGTTTTTGGTGCTCGAGCCTCACGGCATTTGGATGCGTCCGCAATCAGTGATGCAAACCGTTTCTGTAATTCGCAATCCGACATGCCACGCAGGTCTGCCGTGTCCTGGTAGGTGATACGCCACACAATGGCATTAACCCCGGTATCGGTAGCACGTCTGTGGCCCGAGTCCACAACTAGCCCTAGATCCGTGAGCTCTTGTCGCCGTTTGGCGCATGATGACCTGAGCATTGACAACGCCTCGGAAACCTCAAAATCTGTGCCTGCACCGTGTTGCAAAAAGTATCTGAACACTCGCACACGCTGGTTAGGTCCACGTTCGGATGCGAGCACCGCTGCAGCCTTTGACGTATCCGGATCTGTGCGCCGAGCAAGCGCCCATGACGGCATCCTGCCGTCCTCAGTGAACAGCATTTCGTCAGACATAATCACCGCCCAGGCTGGTGGCTCTAAAAATCCAAATGTCCAAGTCATGCTTAAGCAAATCGTTTTCCCGTTTAATCTCGTCCCGTTCTTTAATGAGAGCCTGCACCTGGTTTTCCATGCCTGCAAGCTCACGCTCAATACGGCTGAGCTCGTGATACAGCTGCGCTAACTGTGCGTCCGTCATGTTCTAGTCCTTTCGTAGGTAGTGGTGGACAATCAGCACAGTAACAATGGCAGTGAGGTAATACAAGGATGTGCGGACTAGAACCCCCACGGAGCCCACCCTGAGCCTTGCCACAGCTTTAACGCAAATCTCAAATTGGCCTCAGCGTTAAACATGTCCTGAGGCCAGGACCATCCCATGACAGCCACAAACTCGGTATGTATCTGGTTTATCTGGGTGAGCCCTGCGTCATGCCCATTCCAGGCATCCGGTAAACAACGGGACTCACGCCAAATCACCCTGTCCAACATCTCGAGCTCCTCCACAGGCCAGCCGACACGCACAGCCAGCGGGAGCCATTCACGGCATTGGGCTGTGTCAAACACCTGTTTTGGCACAAGGGTTGTAGTGGTCGTATGTGGCTGAGTGGTTGTTGTTGTAGCCCTAACAGGTTTGCGGGGCTCTACGGGCCTTGTAGGGGCCTCTGACGGGCTCCACGTGAACCCCACCAGCGTGACGGTAGCCAGGACAACTACGGCTAGGACGGTGGATTTTCTCATGCTGCCACCTCAAGCTCGACGGCATCACCCCACGCAGCAGCACCCTGGGCACGGGTCTGCACGTAATAAATCCAGGTCCCGGACTCGGGCTCAGCAAATTGAATTAGCCGGTACTCAATACCGTTGTTGAAACCCTGCCTAATTTGCATGGGTAGGACGGGAACAGTAGCCATCTAGGGCCTCCTCGTTTAACGTCCGATTAACCCTAGCCGAATAGCCGTCTCCATTTGCGTCTGATGCGCCTAGTGGGGTTCAGCGGATCCGACAACTGCCAATGCCAGGGCTCATACTCGGGATTAGGTCCGGTAGCCAGGTATGCGGGTGGGCCTTGTAGGTAGATCCCGTATTTGGGTGCATTGGCTCGTAGCCAGGTGAATACGTCGCCGTTGTTTACGTCAAAATCCTGAGCTAATCCAAACCCGTGTGGGCTCATGCCAGGTGTAGCGGACGGTGATTTGCCTACTTTGAGCCACCATTTTTTGCCGTCGTAATACCGGGTGACCTCAGGTTTGCGGTCTGTGGGTGTCTGCTGGTAACGGTCCAGGAATAGCGCCAGCTGGCGGTTGTAGGACCTGTAGCCCTCTGACACGGCTTTAAGTGTGATGCCGTCTTTACGTGCGTCATCAAACATGACGTTGCAAGCAAACACAAACCCACCGCAATGCTCCGGGTCAAACCATCCGGTCCCACCGCAGGACAATTTTGCGAGGGCCTCGGATGGCAGTTTGCCGTTCAGCTCCCACCACTCTTTAGGGATGGTTAAACGTTTGTAGGGGTAGCCGAGCTCAGCCATTTTTGGGTCCAATGATGGGATCTACGGTTTCACGTTTGGAGGCGCTCATGGTGTTGCCCACGGCATAGCCAATAATCAAAGTAATGACAGGCATACCCTGGCTGGTGTCAAGTTTGTCCAGGGCCATCAGCACCGTGATGCACAACAACCCGACAAGGGCTATAAACGCTTTAGACGGGTTTGCAATTCTCATGCAAACAAATGTACCTAAGCGGATATCTCAAACACCGTTATGGTTGAGTCTGAGGCGCTTAATAGTTGTGCACCTACGCTGGCCAGGTTTGCGTTGGAACGGCCCCGGACCTTGTAGGTACGCAACGCAGTAGTAGCCGGGCTGTCCAAATACACCAGGGTAACGGATCCGGAGTTAGTGGTAGTTGTGCCGGTGTTGAAATTGGCGCTAGATGTGTAAATGGTTGTAGTGCCTCGGCGCAGCTCGAGATCCAGCGACGTGTTGTTAGTTTGCTTAAATGCACCGTTGATGTTTGCCACAACCAGGATTTTGCTGCTGGTTGCCTGCGGGGTGATATCCACTGACGGCCCCACATCCGTGTAGGTGTTTGTGGAATTGGTCCACGCTGTTGAGTACGTGTTTGTGACTACTTGCAAAACACGGAACGCTCCACGGATTGCATTAGCCCAGGTAGCGGTTGCGTCATCTCCAACGTTTACGGATGCGGGTAGGTTTTCAGGTGTTGCCATAGGTCAAAATCCCCATTTGTTGTTGTCCCACGTATTGTACGGGCTCGGGCTAGTCCACTTTAGATATGCGTTTGTGTCCTGGGGACTAAACAGCAAAGTCACTGTTGTGTTACTTGGATCCGCTGAAACTTGCAGGCCCTCAACTACAGCCTTGTAGGTAGTCCCCCGAAATTTAATCTCAATTAACGTGCCCACAGTCATACGCAACGTGTAACTGACTGCTGGCACGTTGTAGTAAACAAAGTTTGCTATTGACTGCTCAAAACTTGCTTTTGTGGTGGAGCTGCTTTGTGACTCGTAGTCAAACGTGATGGAGTACGGGGTGATTTTTTGTTTGCCGTAGTTAGCCAACAGATAGGACGCATGGTTGTCTGCCTGCAATGTGGTGTAGTCCAAACTGTCCTGGAACAGCACCCGGTTGCCTGTGCCCTCGGACTGTCGAGCGAGGCCTTGCGGGGCAATAGTCACTTTGGTGTAATAGTTTTCTGCTGCCGACTTGAAATCCAGCCTGCTGTACCTAATTGACGTTGCTGGATCTGCAGGCACATCCGTAAATATAAACGGGTTTGTGTACTGATAACCCAGGACGTTACGTCCTAAAAACATGATTGCTGGGATTGCACCCGCAACTGAATTGGTGAAATACACCTCAGCTAAACGGCCTACCTCAGTGAGCGCTAGCTCGTTCAACAGGTCTAATGCGTTGCCTGTATAGGTTTGTGCAGATGCAATGGATGTGCCGTAATACCCTAAACCGTTAGTGCCGGTAGCTGTAAAAACAGCATCCGCATAGTTAGATGTGGCTTGCTGGCTGAACGCTTGGCTGGTCAGGTTGTTACGGCCCACCGCAGCTAGTGAACCCTCCAGGGTGATTGTGGCAATGTCCATGTTGGCGGTCATGCCGTACTCAATGGAGATGTCACTAATAAACCCGGCAAAACCACTCAACGCTCCGGGCCCACTCAAACTGTTTGACATTGACAAATAGGCGGTGCGTCCCATTGCAGGGTTAGGTGTTGGCCATGCGGTTATGTTTCTGCAAACAATGGTGGCTGTGCCTGTTGAGTATGGATCTGTTGGCCACAACCTGCCGTAGTTGTAGCTGCAGGAAATGATGTTGCTAATGGTGTACTCAGTACCGCTGACTACGTATTTGAGACTCCAAACGGGTCCGCTCATTATGCGGTTCCTGACACTCGAATTGGGATAGCACCGTTAGCGTTTTGGTATCGGCGCAACGCATTAACCACAGCTGTGGGATCTGCGTTAGGAATAGTGATGTATTGGGTAATGCTTTGCCCGGTCATCTGCCCAAATGCCAGCTGTTGGCCCACCATCTGTGACGTGTTGCCCACCGTCGTGTAGGCCCTGTTTAACGTGCGTATGTTTTTGTTCAATAGCGCCGAGTCCAACAGATCCCGAGCCACGTCAGCACCAGACAGCAGATCCATTTGCATGATGCCCTGAATAGCTGCAGGTCCCAGGCCTTTTGCCTGTAGTTGGATTAGGTCTTTGCCGTACTGTTTAATTTTGGCTGCCATCCCAGATGCGCCCTGGAGAAATGACCTAATGCCTTTCGCTGGGTCATAGCTCGAGCTGAGGTTAAACATGCCTCTAAACGTGTTAGCGAGCTGGTCCCGTGTTGCTGCCATTGCTTTGAGGAACCGTTCAGCTGCCGTCTCAGCCTCCACAAATGAGTCACTAGCTGTGGATCCAAAATTGCGGAGGCTGTCGCTGGTTTCTGCTAACACCTCAGGTACTTTGCCTATTTGGTTCAGCCAGCTTTTGCTTGCATATTGGTTATTTTCAAATTCTCGTGTGCCGTCACCAATAATGTCCGCAATGGATGGAGTGGATGGAGATATGTTTGCCAGCCTGAACGGGTTTAGGAACGCAACCAGGGCACGTATGCCTGTGTTGTTTTTTGCTTTCTCGTTTAGGTATCCGGCTGCATCAGCCAATTTGGTGAGGCCATTAGTGGCAGGTTCTATTGCCTCCGCCAGGTCTGCCAACAACGGTATAAACACACGGCCTATTGTCTCTTTAGCCTCGTTAATGCGTTCCGTTGCAATACGCATTTTGCCTGCGTACGTGTCCGCAGCCTGAGCAGCTGCACCACCAAACGTGTCAGACAGCTGTTGAGTGACTGCCTGGAAATCTTTAGATTTGACAGCGCCTGCATCTATCTGCACACCCAGCCTGGTCAATGCACCGTAATTGCCCTGGTAGGCACGGCCCAGGGCCAGCGTGACGGACTCAAGGCTGCGTCCTGTACCTACCGATATGTCAGTGGCAAGGGTGAGCAGATCCTGAGATTTTGTTACGTCCTTTGTCGCTCGAGCAAGGTTCTGAAACCCGGTCCGCAGCTCTGTGTCCGAGATACCCGCAGCCATTTGCATTTGGGTAATGAGCTCCTCAGTAGATGCAATCTGTGCGTCCGTTGCACCTACCGTGTTTTTTAATGCGTTAGCCAAAATGACCTGGCTGCGTTGGTCATCAGCTGCAGCCTGGGCCATGTTAAAAATTGCGTACGCTGCGGTAGTTGCAGCACCAGCCATTGCGGTGAGCCCGGCAGGGCTCGTGGCTTTGCCCATAACAAATTGAAACCGCTGTGCGTTTGTTTCAAGTTTGCGGAATTCTGCAAACGTTTGTCTAAATCCTGTTTTGTTGAGCTCGGCAATAATCGGAATTTTGATAGCCATTAGATCCGTCTCCCAAGTTTGTTGTTTTGTTCCAGCAGACGGTTTGCCTCGGCTACTGCACGGTTACATATCGGGACACAATTACGGGTGACCTCGTTTAGGGACTCGTCCGCTGCAGGCCACATGGACCTGGACGCTCGACGGTAACGGTCATTCATTGCGTCAATCATGCGTCCACCAGCTGTGTCTAAATTGACCACACCTTTACGGCCTGCCATATCAAAAATAGCCAGGGCACGGCCCCCTGCTATAACGCCTATCGTTCCGACAGTTTCCCATTGTGCGCCCATGCTGCGGTTACGGTTACGTGCTCGCCTCGTATCGAGGCGCAGCTTTATGTCACGCTCGTGGTTGCGGTTGTCTGCCCACAGTGGTTTGCCTTTCCATTTGCGGGTCATGCCCGATAACGGAGGTTTGTTTGGGATGTTGGCCTGTGCAGCCTCAACCACCGGACTGACAGCCTGTTTGAAATCTTTTGTAAATTGCTTACGCAGGGTTACATCAAATTTACCCAGGACACGCAACGCCTCTTTAAGGCCCTGGACCTCTACAGGTTTGACGGTGTTAGTTGCCACGGTTACGGTCCTCCATGACACGCACAACGGTCATCAGCTCGACGTGGTCAAACTCTATGTTTGGAGGCCAGAACCCGGTAGCCACGACAACCTGCGCTAGGAGGTAGCCGACGCTGCCGGGTCGGTAGGGTTTGGGGACTCGCTGTCCACTATCTGTGGCATGTCATCCAGCTGGTCAATAAACAGATCCAGGGTCGAGGGCACAACTATGCCAGCTTGCCTGGTGGACTCGTACGCAAAAAAACAGAGATCCTCAGCACCAATGCCGTCACCTATCTGTGACACTTTGCGTTTATAGAGACGTTCCCATTTAACAATGGTTGCCATGTTTGTTTGCACCTGACGGTGTTCACCGCTAGTGGTGGAGTAGGCAAGGGTCAGTTTCAACGGTTTGTCCTTTCGTCGGGCAAGGCTCCGCCCCGGGAGGCTTGCGTTGTTTTGCTCTCAGCCTGAGGCTGAGAAATCACGAGGTAGCTTTAGCGAGTGTGCCACCCCGGAACGTCAGCGTAATGGTGCTGAGCTCGCCGAGGCTGGCTGCTATAGGTGTGTGGGTTTCAAGGTATGCGCCGGTCAGCGTGTAGGACGGGTTTGTAGCCGAAACTGCACTAGATGATGGCTTAAGCACCAGAGTGGTGGTTGTGCCAACAAGGGCATAAATGGTGGCCTCAGTCTCAGTAGCTGCATAGCTCTGGTACAGGGTAACGGTGACCTCATTGTTTTGCAGGCCTGACACGTACTTACGAGCCGTGTCACCAAATGCTGTGGACTCGAGCGCCTCAGCGGTATAGGTGACGGTGGCGCTGGTGCACTGATCCGACAAATCCACGCTGTTGATTTGGCAGGTGGGGTTCGAAAGGTATGTGGATGTGGGCATGTCCTGGACTCCTTATTTGTCGCTCTTGGATTTCTTTTCCTCAACAATGTGTCCACCGTCGAGTAGTGCCGGGACATTGACACCCTCTGCATCTGCAGCATCTGCGTCAAACGTTGCGCCGATTTGTCCGAGTCTTTCGGATGCAATCTTGTAAGCCACGTTTTCCTCCTATGCCGTTTGAGCCTGCAGTGAGATATTCACTGAGTAGGTAGCATACTCCACGCCACCTATCAAAGTGTTGGACGGGTTGCCGTCCGTTACGGCCACCTGTTTACCTAACAGCTGTGCAGCAATAGCGAGCGCTGGCCTTAATGCGTCCAGGTTGCTGGGGCCAATAGTAATGATGATGCACGGAAACACCATTTTTACAATGTTGTAGTTGAACGCCTCAAACGAGGGTGCATCCAAAAACACGCACGGTGGCTGGATGTTCCGTGGATCCGTCACAACCTTTAACCCAGAGATGGTGGCCAGGGTTGCAGCCAGGTCATCTATGGCCTCGTTAAATAGATCCGTGTAAGCCATCAGAACGCTGCAGGTCTAGGGATGCCTAGTAGTTGTTTCATGATGGCTGACAATCCGGTGGGTGCGGTGGTCCCGGTGGACATTTCAGTAAAGGACGCAAACTCGTTAATGCTCGAGCGCTGACGATACAAGGCCCCGCCATACATAATTGTCCCAAGGGTGACATCACCTGATGGTGATTGCGACGGGTCATCCTGGTAACCGGACTCCATACGTCTGCGGAAACAGAATTGGTTTGCTGCGCTGGCGCATTGGATTAGGAACGCATCATCAGCTGCAGACACGGACGTAAACCCGAGCCACGCTTGTATGTCGTCCTCATCTATCCATGTGCAGGTTGGCTCAAAATGAAAGAACCCTGCCGTAACAGGTTGGCGCTCAAGGTCAGCAACGTTGAGCTTAAACAGCACCTGGTTTTCAATCGGCATGTTGTAGTCATAGAGCAGGTCACCCTCAGAGTCTGTGCCAATAAACAGATACTGAGGATGTGCCCACGCTACGTGGGATCCGTTCCAAGTGTTTTGCAGGCTGGAGATGGTGAATTGTTGCCCAGGCTGGCAATCTGTGTCATTTAAGAGCTGTACTACCGCATAGCCGTCTAGCACCATGCGGTGTGTGATGTACGTTTTCTCGGCCACGGTGGGACCTCCCCCCTGGCTATCAGGCTACGGTGATGCTCTTAACCAGGTCGCTGTCAGCAATGAACGTGGCAACGTAGCCGTAATAGCTGAACGTGCGTCCGAGTGTGCCCGGAACCTCAACGGAGAGGATGCCTCGGATCTGCTCGTAGAATTCGATTGCTGAACCCTTAGCAACAACCATTGTGCCAGACGCAAAGTTGCGGTCCACCACCAGGTTGAGGCCAAACGGGTTGAACGTGTTTGCCACGGTGACGTTTGCGGATCCCATTGCGTTTACGCCCATGAGTCCTGACACGCCTGCGTATGGGAACACAGGACGCTTGTCTGCGTCGAGCTGACCTCCGAGTGATTTCCAAACGCCAGGTGCAACAAAGATGTGGTCAGGCAAAAAGTTGCTGGCCGTCAAAATGTCGGTTGCTGCGTCGTAGATGGCTGCAATCAGTGTTGATGGGTCGTTTGCTGTGACGGTCCAGGTTGATCCTGATGCTGATGCACCGGATGTGATGGCATCAGCTGCGACGTTGTCACTTTGCAACATGTACTGACCTGCAAGGTCACGCAGGATGATTTCCATTGCTGCGGGTGACGTAAAATCAACGTCCTGAACGGACAGTGTGACTTGGCCTGCGAGCGTGGTTTTGCTGACTACGTTGCTGGCAATCACCGGGGTGGTTGCGGACACTGCTGCAAGCTCTGGGCTTTGAGCAGCCACGCTGGGATGTGTGCTCCATGTAGGCCTAATAAAGGTCTTGGAATTGCCTCCGTCTGGCATTGCACGAGCGCCAACAGCTGCAACAACCGGACGGATGTAGTTGAGATCCTCAAACACAGGTCCGAGCACCGGGACAGGCAAAAGGCCTGGGGTATCGGTGGTGAGCACGTCACCAGCTGCTGCCTGGTATGCGCTGCGGTTAGCGACGGTGAAATCCGTTACT